CGTTTGAGGTTCGGCGTTGAACGTGTGAATACCAAATATACGGACTCTCACTCGCCCAACTTTGGCTGGATCGCGGTTATCCTCTACAACGGCTCTGTACATTCCTGGGAATGTAAAATCTTCTGAGCCATAATCAGACCACTCTACTGGTTCCATGTGTACCTCATACGAAGAAGACTAGCCAAATCTTCTTACCATCTTTCTCTGATTCCATTACATTGAAGGAACGGTATACGGCACGTTCCTTTTGTAGATGTGAAATAAGCTCCTTGAAGGATTGTGGCTCTGCTGGAATTTCATACACATCACCAGCAATGTTGTTTCTCTGAACTCTGTTGACTTCTCTATTCTGGATATCATTTCCAGCCTTTTTCATTTCAGCATTTGAAACTTCAACCTTACGGTCCTCTACTGATGGAACCTTGGTTTCTTCGTTCATTCTCTTGTCAAACTTAGTCCACTCGTCTGCTGATTTACTCAATTCTTCTACATTATCATTTACATATTTGATAATGTCCTTACGACACTTACATCTTGGATTTTGTCTGTAGCTCTTGATGTTGTCTGAGAGTGATGGATATGTTTCGGCAACGGTCTTAGCGAATTCTTCGTTAGCTCTTAGATTGTGTAGAAAGATAGCATTATTGAGCATCATAATCTCCTGTCACTTGGTAATTTTATCTATTATACCAGATGTGTGAATGTCCTTTTTGAACTTTACGATGTGGACCCTACTTACATATTCAGAACCAACCACATTTCCAGTCCAGTCTTCTCCTTTGACTAGAACATCTGGACTAAGGTTTTTTATAGTTTCTAAAGGAGTATCTTCATCAAAGATGATAACCTTATCAACCATTTCCAAAGCCATCAACATCTCTGCTCTTTGAGATTCAGACATCACTGGTCGGTTTGGACCTTTATTTCGTTTCACACTAGCATCAGAGTTGATTCCGACAACAAGATAGTCGCCTTGCTCTTTAGCTTCACGAAGTAGGTCAAGATGACCTGGATGCAGAAGATCAAAACAACCGTTAGTGAACACTATTGATTTGCCTTGACTTCTCATCTTATTTATAGCTTTGATTGTGGTATTTACAGTTGATTGGGTTTCGTTCTGCAAGTCTTCAATACCTACATAGTAGGTGCCAAGATGTTGAACTGCAACCGTGCCAGCCATGTTGGCAAGATGAATAGCATCTTGATAGGACATATTATTGGCTATCCCAACAGCAAGAGCAGCGAGACTACTATCACCCGCACCAGTGACATCATAAACCTCAATAGGATCGGACTTGTGATAATAGATCTCATTTCCGTCCCACACCATGATTCCTTCTTCAGATAAGGTCACGGTTGCGAAGTCAAGATCGTATATGTCCTTCATTGCTTTGAGAGCTTCGTGAACCGATCCTCCAGAGTAGTTGACCATGCGATACAACTCATCTTTGTTTGGAGTTAGGGTAGTTGCGCCTTTGAAACATGAATATCCATATCGCTTGGTATCAACAAGTACAGGAATCTCATTCTTACGCCCATATGCGATAATATACTCAATGAATTCATCTGTAAGGAATCCCTTGTTGTAGTCTGATATGACAATCGCTGAGCAGTTTTCAATGTAATCTGTATTGCGGTCAAAGTGCTCTATAAGATCTGATGTTGCAAAACTTTTGTCATCTTCAATATCATAACGGGCTACTTGTTGACGGTCTGAAACAATACGAATCTTCTGCGGGGTAACCTTCTTAGAGTTATATGACATGCCGTTCTGTGGGAACGTCCATTTCCGTATAATCTCACTAGGCATATTTCTTGAATCGGGAACAGAAGCCAAATCAGCAGAAATATTATCACTTGGCATACATGAAACCCATCGGACATCTGCTCCCATGTGATAGAGGTTCATAATGACATTACCTACGCCACCATGTCTCTTCTTACGGCTATGATGTTTGATAACAGGAACGGGTGCTTCTGGTGAGATTCTACTTGAGCTTCCCATCCAATACTCATCAAGGATGTAGTCACCGAAAACTGCTATAGACTTCTTTGTTGGACATTTCAAGAAGTCTTCTAAACCTAAGTGGTTCTGTTGCATTCATCGCCCTTCTCAACAAGATACTTCTCAACTTGATCACAGATAGCGTGAATCAAGATTATATGACACTCTTGTATTGTAGGCGTATTGGTTGATTTTACAATCATTGAAAGATCACACTTCTTCGCTAACTCATATGAAGCACCACTGTTACCTGTAAAGCAAACTGTAAATGCTCCACGGTCCTTTGCGTCATCTAATGCTGCAACTACATTAGGACTCTTACCAGATGTGGTAAAGCCAATGACTACATCTTTTGGTCCAACTCCATATGACACCATTTGATGAGAATATACGTCATTGTAGCCAAAGTCATTAGATACTGCCGTTAGAGTGCAAATGTCAGAATTCAAACATGTTGCTGAAAGTGGAAACTTGTTGTGTTTACGAATTTTGTAAGATCCGATTAGTTCACCAACGAAATGCATGGCATCGCATGCTGACCCACCATTTCCCATGGTAAAGACTCTTCCACCAGAGTCCGCAGTGTCACAAAGAATGTCAACCAACTTGCAATAATCATCAGCACAGTCCGTCACAAGAGCATCAAGTGCTTCTCGGTGATCAATGATGTGTGATACAAGAATGAGCTTACGACCTTCGTTCACAGCCAGAAGCCCTTCACAGAATCATTCCAGTGATTTTCAATATAATCCTTGATGCCTGCTTCAAGTGACATGAATTCTTCTTTGTATCCTGCTTCTCTTAGTGAAGTCAGGTCTGCCTGTGTGTAATACTGGTAGGTTGCTTTTAGATGCTCTGGCATATCTACGTAGTGCTTATCAAGAGGCTTACCTGTTGCAGTTTCAATTGCAGATACAACATCATTCCATGTTCTCGCATTTCCAGTACCAATGTTGAAGATACCACATTGATTGGTTCCTTCGTCAATCAACCAAGCAAGTACCTTACACACATCCTTGACATATACGTGATCACGCTGTTCCATTCCTTCTGCAATTCCTGCTTCTGGATTATGGAATAGGCTTACCATGTTGTTGTTCTTGACTAAGAGGTCGTTGATGATCTTTGTGATAAGGCTCTTCTGGGTTCCCTTATGAAGCTCATTGCAGCCGAAGATATTATATGGTTTGATACATGCTATCTTGGTATCTTCTCCGAATGCCCTTCGGCGCACCGCCCAAATATCTAGTTTATGCTTAGACCACGCATAGGCGTTCATTGGCTGAAGATCATATAGGCGGCGTTCCGAGTCTGAGAAGTCCTCTGTTGCGCCATATGTAGCTGCGGTGGATGAATAGACCAGTCGTGCGCCGTGCTTGATGCAGGCTTTCATAAGCTGACGAGTGAAGATCACATTGGTCTTCCATAGCTTATCAACATTAGTCTCAGTTGTACTTGAAATTGCACCAAGATGGACTACTGCGTTTGGTGATTTGTTGTAGAATCCAAGGAGTGCGTCCATATCAAATGCTGGATCGTTAGGGGACATCACATCTACCACGTTGTGGCAGTGCTTGATGTTCTTCCACTTGTCACCATTACCAAACTCGTCAATTATAACAACAAGCTCAGATGAGTTCTCGGCTAGGTAGTTGATGAAACAACTACCAACGAATCCTAAGCCACCAGTCACAAAAATCATATTGTCTCCTTTATTTGTTCTAGTGTACCATACCCTCACTATTTTTCTAATACCAATATTTTTGAACTGAATCCCAAGATTATGGTATAAATACATTGTAAGGAGACATCGTGTTTTACGAAATAACAGAAGCGTTTGTCAAGAAGACACAGGGAGTTCCTGTTTGGGAGTATCTAGGTATCAGACAGGACACATGGTGCAAGATCAAAAAGACAGATAAACTTTCTCTAGATCATTATAGATCTATTTCATACCTCGTCATCACAGATTATCATATTTGTGACAATCAAGAAGAATTAGCAAAGCGCATGGTTGAGGTTTATTATGCCTAGAAAAATGACACAAGAAGAGTTTATCAATAGATCAAAAGAAATACATGGTGATGTTTTCACTTATGCTAAGGTGAAATATATTAGAAGTTCAGATAAGGTTATTATAACGTGTCGTATCCACGGCGACTTCATCGTCATTCCTAATAGACACCTTTGTTACAAGAGAGGGTGTCCATATTGCAGTGGGCATAATAAAACCACATCCCAATTTATTGCCGAATCTAAATCAATACATGGGGATTCCTTTACTTACGAAAAAACAGAATATACAACACAAAACAATAAGGTGATAGTTACATGTAAAGAACACGGAGATATCTCTGTGCGCCCAGATGGTCATCTCAGAGGATCCAAGTGTCCATATTGTGCTAAGTGTGGAAAGAGAACCAAGCAAGACTTTATAGATGCAGCGAAAGAAATGCATGGTGACGAATACTGTTACTCCAAGTGTGTCTATACTAACAGGAGAACGCCTGTAACGGTCATATGCTCAGACCACGGTCCATTTAGTGTAATGCCTACTGCACATAAAAAAGGTCAAGGATGTCCTAGATGTAGGGCAAGTAGGGGCGAGAAAAGAATCATGAGAGAGTTGACTAAAAGAAACATCTCCTATGAGTTCCAAGCTAAGTTCAAAACATGCAAAACAAATAGAACTCTTCCGTTTGACTTTTTATTACCAGAAAGTAGATTACTGATTGAATATGACGGAATACAGCATCACAAGCCTATGAAGATTTTTGGCGGTAGTGATAGATTTGAACGAACACAATACATTGACAACTTCAAAACAGAGTGGTCTAATGAAAACGGATACACTCTTGTAAGAATACCTTATTGGGATTATGACAGGATACCAGAAATTATTGAGGATATCGTATCAAAAATCATACTCACTCCTTCATGACTGATTATAACAGAACAGAAGGAATA